AGAAAGGCTTTGGCTATTTTTTTATCTTTTATTTCAATAACCTTGCCTTTTGATGCAGATATTGTATCAGTTGCAAAGCTTTTTAATACAGTATACATTATTATGCTCCAATTTTTAATCTAGATAATTTTTGAAGATGTTCAACTTTAATATCAAATTCACCCCAAGCAACGATACCAGTTGCATGTTGTGTAGCATATTTTTCTCTTAAAACTTGGATTTCAAGTTCTTTAGTTGTTTTAATTGCTAAACCACTGAAGTTACCAAAAATAACTGGAATTTTTCCGGCTTCAATTTTTGGCATATTATCAGAAACATATACAGGATAACCTAATACCATACCATCAAATTCACCTGTAGGGTCTGGTTGGAATAATGGTCTATCAGTTGCATCTTTAATTGTTTCAAAAGCGGTTTGAGTGTCTTGTGCAACTACCCATATAGAACCTTTTCTAAATGATTGATTTACTTTATTTTTAACTTTAACTAAATCATCATAAGTAATTGCTGCTGTTGCTGTTGTTACAGTTTGACTTTCTGGAATATCAGCACAACCTGTAATTTTTTCACTACCATTTAATGCTTGCCCTTCAAGGAACATTTTAATATATTCAGCAATTATATTAATAACAATATTAACTAAATCAACATCAGTATTGTTGATTAAAGAATTTCCAATTTTTGCTAATGCTCCAACTAGATAATCTTTCATTGTTACTGATGTAAATGCACCTGCTGCTTCTACTAATTCTTGAAAATCTTCCGCATAACCTACGGTAATATCTTTCCCTTCTGCGGTTTTTCCATATACAGGTATTTCTAAATTACCCTTAACATTATATGGGGTTGCTTTTTCTAAAATTGGTGACATATTATAAGCAGTCATTATAATTTTATTAGCAATTGTTGTAGGTATAATTTTACCATTTTGACCTTGTGCAAAATTATTACCTGTGGTATCACCTTCTGCTCTTTGATTTAAAATATCATATCTGATATATTCAGCAAAATCTTTAATATCTCTTTCTTCGATTTCTACAGTTCTTTTTTCTTCTGACACTTTTTCTTCCTCCTTTTCTGTTTCTTCTTTTTCTTCTTCTTTAACTAATTCTCTTCCTTCTTCGAAAGCTTTAATAGTATTGTTAATTGCTTCTATTTGAGTTTTTAACTCATCAAATTTCTTTTGTTCTTCTTCTGTAAATGCTCTTTCTTCTTTTTCAACATTATCAAGTATACTTTGCATTTCTGTTGTTTTATCATTTTTTTCTTCGGTAAGTTTTTTAATATTCATATCTATCCCTCCTTAATTTCCTTTAGAATATTTTTATACCTTGAGTAATCTATTTTTTTATCATCCACATTTTGCGGTTGTTCAGGCACACCCTCATCTGCTCTTATTTCTTTATAACCGCCACGAACAACTTTAACTTGATTGTTTGTATCAATATTTACTGTTCCATCGGTTATAGAATAAGGCATTTTGTATATCTGTGTATTGTCTTCGATAGTTCCATAAACAAAATTATCATCGTAGTCTTCTAACCAACCATCACTAAATACCTGCCTATAGGCACCGCCTAATAGTTCTCTTTTTTGTGATGCGGTCATTTCACTAAACTCTGGTGTTTTAGTGTCTTCTTCATAAGAAAAAGAGTTTTCTTCAAACTCTTCGCTACGATATTCAATGACTTTTGCTTTATCATCTCTCATTTCAATACTTGTACCAATATAAGCAGGTATTTTTTTATCATCGATAATTGATACTTCAAATAAATCAATATCTCTTACACTTCTTTCTCTTATACCATCTTTATTGATAACTTCATCTTCTTTGTTACAAGCAAACCCAAAAGACCAACCTCTTAATTTTTTAGCTTTGGCTTTTTTTATAACATCAGGATGTGTTATTTCAACGATGGCTCTTAAACCAATATTATCTTCATATAAACTAGCTGTCCCATCATTTGTATTGGCTAATTCTATATCATAATCATGGTCTAGTAATACTTTAATAGCTGGATTTTTTTCTATTGCTCTTCTAAAAACTGAAGGCAATATTTTTTCAATAAAACTTCCTTTTTTGTCATAAAGTATTTTTGAAAATCTATCTACTGCATTTACATAACCATCAATAATAACTTTATCGTTTCTAACTTGGATTTTCATTATGATCACCTCCTTGCTCATCATTTAAATTCGTTATTGAACCAGTATTTGGTGTATAATACTTGCCTGATTTAACATCGTATAAGACATTAGCAAGATTTAAACCAATAACATCTAGTCCTTCTATTGAATCATAATCTTCGGCATTTCTTATTTCATTTTTAGTCATCCATCCTGCTTCATCAGCAAGCTTATAGGCTTCATATCTTTCTTTTAATGAACCTCTTGTAATTTTCTTTGTATCGAACGCAAAATAAAAAGTCCCTTTTTCGGACTCTAATAATAAAGTTTTATTTAATGCATGCTCAATAGCACTAATGATAGGCATTACACCATCTTTAACAGTACTATCATAATCATCATAAATATGAAATACATCATTAATATCATCTTTTAATGTTTTCTTTCTTTCGTTGACTTGTAATTCTGTAGCTGATGATGACCCCTCTTTAAATTCAATACCATCATTTAAAACAATTACATTTTCTTGACTATTATTACCATAATACTGTTCCCATGCCTGTTTTAGTTTAGTCATATCATCTTTACTTAATTTTCTCGTGGCAGTTAGAAAGCCTTTTTTTGCTCCGCCCTTTTTCACAATACCAAGTTCATACAAAATTGTAGTAAAAGCAGTTTCGAGTGATTTTGATATTTCATCAATTGCACTAATTCCTTTTACACCATCTTGTGTATTTCTTAAAATTGTAAGAAAATTATATAATTCATATTCTCTACCATATACCGAATATTTCGCATCTTTGAATATTGGGTCATAATTAGTTAATGGTGAAACATAATTAGGGTCTATGTATCGCAAAGACTTAAAATCGTTCTTTTGCCTTTCAACAAATATATAGGCACCCTTTTCTACTAAATAATCACGGACTATTGCCTTTTTTAACATAAAAGGGTCTAATAAATCGCCAGTATCTTTGTTTAAAAGATAAAGTCTAATATCATCTTCTATCTCTTTTACTTCTTGCTTTCCATTACCGTTTTTTTCTAGCTTGTACATTTTAATTGGAAGCATGGCTACTAAATTTGATAGCCTGTCTACCGCACTTGATACTGCAGGTATTGACAAAGATTTTTCTTTTGTCATTTTTTCGCCATTTAATAAACTTTTTAAAATACAATCTTGTGGCGATTCTTGTATAGTTTGTTCTGTTGTATCTAATGGAACGGGTTGCTGTTCTTCTCTTTTGAAAAACAAATCTATTAGTGGCATTGTATCACCTCACTTTCTTTTTATAAACAAAAAAACAAGCATTATGCCTGTTTCGTTCCACACTCTTACATATACATTATATCATGATATGAGTGTGAATTTTGTGAAAGTTACGCAGTTTGAACAAAAAAGTTTCCATTTTCTAAAAAGACATCTTGTTGTAGTAAATAAATACTATTTATAAGAGCAACTACCATATCTATTTTACCATTTGACTTTTTCTTGTTAATATACCTATTCATATTCGTATCATAAACACAACGTGCATTTTGAAAATTAATCTCTAACAATTTATTGTCTTCGTATTGGAATTTTTTATCTAGAATTTTTTCAAACAATAATTTAGTTGGTGAGTGTAAGGTATCAGAGTGCTGCCTTATTTGAACTGTATTGTACTTCTCATCCCACTTTTGTGCAGATGATAAAGCATTATACCTATCGTATCCTATCGCCATAACTGTAACATCGTAAGTATTTTCTATTGCGAACACAAAATCTTCTATTACACTATAATCGACTGTTTTATCACCACAGGCAATACATTTCATTGCATTGATAAAATCACGATAATTAATTTTTTCAAATTGATTTTTTTCTTCTATTCTACCTTCAGGAATAAAGCTTATTGCATCAACCAAAATATTATCATCATCATCACTACTTGACATAGCAACAGCACAGTTATCGTTAGACATGGCTAAATCGACACCAATATATACTTCTCTACCTGCCCACTCAATTTTATCAACTTTGCATTTTTGAACTTCACTAACATCAATAAAACTTTCAGTTCCTGCACCTTGATAAATAATATTACAATGTTTTGTTAAAAAGTTTTCTCTTTTACTTTCTATTTCTATTGCTTTCCTTCTTTTATCTAACAAATCATTATAAACTGCTGGTATTTCAATTGCTAAAGGATTTGACTGCAAAATTATATTATCATCAGTAGTCCAGTTTTTAGTTTCGTTTGGTTCATAAAGTAATGCAAATATTTTTTCATCTTCAATGATCCCATCTAAAACTTTTTTAGCATAACCAACTTCATCTTCCATAGGATTATCTATTGTAGGATATTTCGTTGAAATAATAAAACCTAATTTATTAAAAGCAAGTAATTGCCCAGACCTCATAGCTTCTATTGGATAAGGTGATGGTAACGCACCTACTTCATCTGCAACGAATACATTCGGCTCTTTACCATCCATTCTATCTTTTGAGTAATTAAGTGGTATATAAATACTATCTGTTTCTGCATGTCTAATACAGTCACGTAATATTTTAAATTCGCCATCTTCAAACACATGGGAATTAGCTTTAATTAAAGGCTCAAGAGCTTTTTTTATTTCTTTTGCTAATGCCCCATCAGGTGCAACAGAATAAAATTGTGAATATTGAGGCTCTAAATAAAATAATAAGAGTACCATAAACGCAACTATAAAAGTTTTCCCATTTTTTCGGCAAATTTCTAATATTACTGTTTCATACCTTCTTTTGTTTTTATCTTCACGATAAACTGTACATAAACTTGCTACGATAATAAGCCATTGATAACCGGCTAATGCATCATATATTCTTTTACCAACTTTAACTCCTTTTGCCATCACTAAAATCTTGCATATTTTATCAATCTTTTTTAATCTATTAATATTAATAACATACTTAATAGATTTATTATCTGCTATATCTAAAAATATCTTACATTGTTTTTTGACATATTTGGGCGATATAAATTTTTTATCTTTATTTAATTCATAATATAATGGCGGTAGTTCAATAGTTCCATCAATTATTTTTTTTGCATAAATATAACTCGGATGATTTTGTATATAATTATTGTTCATCTTCGGTCTCGTTTAAAATTTCTCTTAAAGTTTTTTTCTTTGATGGAGTTGTATTTATGGATATTTTTGCTCTCGCTTGTGGCGATAATGATAATTCATTACAGCATCTAAAAAAATCTTTAGAGTACATCTCTCTAACAGACTTTAATGAAGCAATTAGTTTAACATCTATTTTATCTTTTACTTTTCCATTTTCATCAGTTACTTTACTTGCAATATTTATTTCTTTTTCCAAAGATTCTAATCTTTCAATTGTAATGGCTGTTTGATTCAATAAGTAAGTATCTAAATTACTTAAAATATCTTTGTTTAAATTATTTAAAATATCTCTAAAAATTGCTTTTTGTCTTTTATTAAGATAAGAAAATGGTTTAATATCATCATTTGACCCTCTTAATTTTTTTTCAGTTTCTTGCCTGTTTTTTCTTTCTTCTTTACTCATTTTCTTTGAGTTTGTAGCAATTGCTTTTGCTGGTCTTGGCATAATTATCACCTCCTGTTTTTTCCACAATTGACAGAATTTTCATTTTAGGCAGTTTTTACACTTATATATAGCGGGTAGGTTTTATAAATCAATAAAAAAAATAAAATTAATGGGTAGGGGGGATAATAATTGCCTCTACTTTTTGTTTTATTTCTAATAGATTACATTCAGAATTAATTAATTCTTTTAAAATATATCTTGGTATTGTTCCTTTGTCTGCAAGCTTATGATGATAACAGCATAAAGTGATTAGGTTATCATCATCTAAACGCATATCAAAATCTTCCTCTAATGGTGTGATATGATGCACTTCTAATTTATTGAAGTTAAATACTTGCTGGGTTTGATATATATCAGCAAGACAACATCTACATAAATGCTTATCTCTTTCCCTAATATCCTTACTTTTTTGATGCCATTTATTAGTCTTTCTAAATTTATCAGCTGGTGTTAGTCCTCTTACCTGCCTATTCTTATAACAAGTTTTATTAAAGTCATGTATCTTACCACACCTACTACAACTCTTTAACATTCATACCACCTACTATTTTGCATAGAAAAAAGACAATATTCCTATTGCCTTTTACTATTACCTACTATACATTATATCATGATATGAGTGTGAATTTTGTGAAAGTTAAATTAAATATTTTTCAGACACCTGTTAGGTTGCCAATGCTAATTTAATAATGAGAAAATATTTTTTAAAAATAATTTACTTTTGTAAATGTGGCTATTATTATATTTGCTGGTTATTACTAGTTTTTTGGGGAAAATGAATTGGCAACCTAACAGGTGTCCGAATTTTAATTATTTTATTTTATAAATGATTTTTTTGCCTTTTTTGATTTTATAATATCTTTTTGGATATTTAATTAAATTTATAGTACTTAACATTTTAGCAAGATTATTAAAAGTTTTAATCAAATACTTACATAATGTTTGTATAGTTGGAGTTAATTCTTTTGAAATTTTTTCAATATATTGCATAACATCTTTTATATAAACTATTTTCTTATCACCATCGCAAATAATTGGATACCCTGATTTCTTTTCCAAAAGAATACATTGCTGTAATGTTATATCTTCATACTTCATTAAAGACCTTCTTTATCTATATATTTTTGAACTTTTTTAATATTTGTTTTATTTAATTTAAAACTATATTCTTTGAGTCCCATGAACATTAAATTGTGAATATCAGTGTGGTTTGCTTTTATATTTAATTTAGTAATAAGTAATTTGCTATTAGTTGCAAAGTCCTTGTCACCTTTCATTATCGCTGCTATTAATTCATATAATTCATTTTTAAATTCTTGAGCTTTAAAATTTTCATTTAATTGTTCATTTTTTATTCTTGAATTTTCATTAATTTCTAATAAATCTACTTTCATTTTTTTACCTTCTTTCTATCATTAAAAATTTGTCATAATCACTTAAACTGTAAAATTTTATTAATTGTTTTTGCTTTTCACTTTTCCTTTTGTTTTATAAAAGGAAATAGCAATTTTAATATTATACTTTTTTAAAAAAATTTTACCGTAACTACAATTTACGTTATTTTCGATTTTTTTTGGTTCTTTTTTTTCCATAAAATGTAGCCTCACGGTCTGCTTCCGCATCATCAATTCCCCAATATACATATCGCATAGTATAATTATAATCATCATGGTTATACATCTTCATTAATGTTTCGTGTTTGCCACCATCAAGTATATACATGTATCCGAAGGTTTTTCTTAAGCTGTGAAGACCAAAAGTAAAATCTATATTTACTGCATCACCTAGTTTTTTTACAATATTAAGGCCTTGCTGCCTTGTGATGGGATAAATAATGTTATATGTCTTACCATTATATGTATGGACCTTTTTTTGACCCATAAATAAATAATCATTAGGCTGTAAATCAAATTCTTCAATATACTTTATTATTTCTTCATGTAATTGTTTATTCATACGGAAATTTTGTGTTTTCCCAGTTTTCTTTTCTTTAATTGAAACATAACCTTTAATTACTTGAAATACCTTTAACTGTAATAAATCCTCTGCTCGAAAAGCTGTATTAATTCCTATTAGAACTAGCATATAATTGCGATATGCTAAATAATATTTATTATCGGTTTTTGCATGTTCTACCAATGACCAAGCATAATCCATTAAAGCATTAAGAAGTTTTTTTGATTTAATTGGAAGGGTTTCGTTTTGCCCTCCAAACGTTGTTATTCTACGAGCCATTATCTTGCTCCTTATTAATATCAATTTTTGATTTTATTTTACTTTTAGTTTCTCTATACAAGAATTCTTTATCTTGGTTATATACGTTATATACAATATATCTATCGTATTCTTGATATATTTCTCTAATCTTTTCTTTTACTGGTTTTGTAAACATATATCATGGTTCCCCTTCGCTTTATTTAGCCTCTAGTAATGGTAAACTTGCTTCTGTTGGAATATAAATAGTAGATTTTTCTTGACCTGCCATTGTTTTTACCCATAGATATTTAACATACTCATCAGTAAGTTTTCCACCTTCAATTTCCATAGCTTCAGCCATTCCTTTGGCTCTTTCAACTTCGGCTTGGGCATTTAATTTTTCAGCCTCAAGATTAGCTTTAGCCTCTTCAATTTGTACTTGTTTACTGTATTCAGCTTCTTTTAATTGTGCTTTACCTTTTAATTCTTTTTTCCATACGTTATATTGAGGTAGTCCCCACATAACCAATACTATACCTCCTATAATTACTAATAAAATTATAAATGCAGCCATGCATCCTATTGTGTTTTTATTTTCCATATTTTTACCTCTTTTCTATCATTTCACTATTCGCTACTATTTCACAAATAGCTTTTGCTATGTTTTCTGGAAATTTACAGACTGGTGATTTTGAAAATGACATTCGTTCAATAACTGGTGCACCTTGAATAAAACAAGATATTGTTATTTCTAAAATATAATAATCACCGCATTTTATAAAATACATTATCTCTTCCTTCTACACTTATTATTCCGATAACCTTTATTCCCCCTGCGTTTTGTTTTAACATAACTTGTTTCATTTGTTTGATATGTACTTACTATATACATCTTTCCTGTTTTGATTAGTTTATATTTCATAATTACCACCCCATAAAAATTAAATCATATTCTTCAAAATTGATAATTTTTAATTGATGTACTAATTCAAAAATTAAATGTTCATACAACCAACTTTGACAAATTTTATTGCTATCATCTTCTAAATCTAAAATATTGCATTTATCCCACCAAAATTGATAATCTTTAATATGTTTTTCTAATGCATCATATTTATCTTCTATTGTTTTTTCTTCATCTTGCTGTAAAAGAGTATTGTACATTGTTTTAATTTTATCTTTATATATATTAATTGCAACCATTAATGCCTTTTTACCTACTATATATGGACAAAAATCATCGAAATTATCTTGAACTTTTTTATTATCAAAAAGTGGCTTACCAGTTGCATAAATTCTTTCAGCTGTATCTTCCCAATATAATTTTCCAAATTCAAATACTGGTTGGGCTTTTTCAATTATCTTGAAAAAATCAATATAATCACTTTCTTCTTCATACTTATCTGCAAGTTCTTTTAATGATAACTTTTTTATTTTATTTACATCTCGACATGAATTTGCCATACTTCTTAGCCATTATATGCAAAAATTATAAAATTGTATCTTATCATAATTCAATTATGATTTTATTTTTTTCATCTTCCGTTTCAATAACATAAATCATTTCTAAGCGATTTTGGGTTTGTTCGAAAAATGCTTGATCTACTATAATATCGCAAGTTGCTTGATATTCTTTTAATTCATAAAAACATTTTTCTTGATCGAAATCTAAAATAAAAGCATATTCTTGATTTTCTCTCTTAAATATTTTAGATTCTAAATCAATTTCATGATTCATTCCTTCTATTTCAAAAAAGAGTTTATTTTTTTCTTTTGTATATGCTACTTTTTTAGATTCTAATATTAAATTATCTTCTTTATATAGTCTTAAATTTAGCAACAAATAAATATCCTCCTTTTTTTCTAGGACATTATACCATAAACTTTTCGCTTATGCATTATTATTTTTCTATAATTTGAACGGATATTATTTACTACTTAAACCATAATAATTTTAGGTGGCTGGTATGAAACAAAAATTAAAATTAGGATTTCGAATTGGTTTATTTTTATTTTTATCTAGCTTAATAGCTATAATAGGTGTTTATGTTTATGCTTTTTTTAGTCCTAAATTAGAACTAACCAATTTGGGAAAAATTTATTTATATGATCAAAATGAAACATTGGTCTTTAAAGGAGCATTAAATAATCAATGGGTTTCGTTAAATGATATGTCTGAACATCTTTTAAATGCTGTAATTAGTGTAGAAGATAAGAATTTTTATCATCATCATGGTTTTGATTATTTTCGAATTGGAAAAGCATTTGTAACAAATATTTTAAAAAATAGAAGACAAGGGGCTTCAACCATTAGTCAACAATATATAAAAAATATGTTTTTAACATTTGATCAAACTTGGCATCGAAAAATTGAAGAAGCCTTTTTGACAGTTGAATTAGAAGTACATTATTCAAAAGATAATATTTTAGAAGGATATTTAAATACAATTAATTACGGAGAAGGAAATTACGGGGTGGGGGAAGCAAGTCAATACTATTTTAATAAAGATGTAAAAGATCTCACTTTAGAAGAAGCGATCATGTTGGCTGGAATTCCAAAAAGTCCTAATAAATTTAATCCTGTTGTCGATTATGATGCTTGTTTAAAACGTGCCAAGATTGTAGCGAAATCAATGTTAGAAAATCATTATATTGATCAAAATACTTATGATAATCTGTTTACCGATACCGTCTTAATTTATGGTAGAGAAAACACGAATCGATCCCAAATGATTCAATATTATCAAGATGCAGTTTTAAATGAACTTAAAAACATTCGAGGCATTCCTACCAGTCTTATGGAATCGGGCGGATTAAAAATTTTTACTACTTTAAATCAAGATGCTCAAAAAAATATGGAAGAAATTATTCTTTCTCAAATGGAAGAACCTGATTTACAAATTGCGAGTGTTTTATTAAATCCAAAAACAGGAGGTGTCCTTGCTTTAACAGGAGGGTTTGATTATTCAAAAAGTCAATATAATCGTGCCTTAAGCTCCAAAAGACAAGTAGGATCAACCATGAAACCTTTTCTTTACTATTCAGCTCTGGAAAATAATCTAACCATGTCATCAACATTTGCTAGCACTCCGACGACTTTTAATCTATCGAATGGACGAACATATTCGCCAATTAACGCTAGTAATGTTTATGCAGGAAAAGACATCACTATGGCCGCAGCAGTTGCCTTTTCTGATAATATTTATGCCATTAAAACCCACCTTTTTTTAGGAGAAGACAAGATGATTGAA